GGTGACCAAATGAAGGCGATTACTCTCACGCAACCCTGGGCGACGCTGGTTGCCATTGGAGCCAAGCGAATCGAGACGCGTTCCTGGCGGACATTCTACCGCGGCCCGCTGGCGATCCACGCGGGCAAAACACTTCCTGTCTGGGCATTCCGTTCCGTGCTGGAAGCCCATGGATTCAGGAAAGGTTTTCTTGAGTTGCCGCTGGGCGCCGTCGTTGCCACATGCACGCTGGTGGATTGTGTGCAAATCACTCCTGACAATGTGCCGGCCGCGCCGGAATTCGATTTCGGCGATTATACCGTTGGGCACTGGGCGTGGCATTTGTCTGAGGTCAAAGCCCTGGCCGCGCCCATGCCGGCAAGAGGATCGTTGGGGCTATGGGAATGGCCCGGCATTTGATGATTGTCCCCTTGAAGGGGATTGTCTGACGCCCTATGTCGTCAGGAAGACGGCCAGGGCTTCTTTTCCCCCTAAAAATAGGTTATGATAATCGGCATTGAACTAACTAATGGGTAAAAACATGCCTGACAAGCTGAATTTGAGCATTATCCCTGGTCCCTCATCGAGTTCGCTGGACCGCATCGAGTACGAGCTGAGCCGCGACCCGCGCCTGAAATCAGAGTGCACCTTCGCCGGTTACCGGCATGATCTGCATCGTTTCGACGAGTGGCGCAGCGGGCGCCCGATCACCAAGCTCTTGGTCGAGGAATACGCCGCGCACCTGCAGGACGAGGCCAAGTCGCCCAACTCGATCAATCGCGCCCTGGCCGCTATCCGCTGGTGGGCGCGCAAGCTGATAGACCTGGCCTACGAGGACGTGATCCTCGACCAGCCCCATCGCGAGGCTATCATCGCCCAGGCGGCCCGCGCCGCCCAGGTCGAGGACGTGCGCGGCAAGCGCGAGAAACCGGGGCGTTGGATCGCCTCGGTCGAGGAGCAGGCCATTCTCGGTATCTGCGCCCAAGACCGGCTCAAGGACGGGCGGCGCTCGCCCGCCGGCGTGCGGGATGCCATGATCTTTACCCTGGCCTGGAACACCGGGATGCGGCGCTCAGAGATCGTCGGTCTGCGCGTGAACGACATCGCACAGGCCCACGGAAAATGGTGGGAAGCGCTCGTGCGCGGCAAGGGCGACAAGGAGCGCAAAGTCCCCATCTCCGGAGAGACGGTGCGACGCCTTCGCGAGTGGCTGGCCCTGCGCGGGCGATGGGATGGCCCTTTATTTTGTGCCGTCAACAAGGGCGGACATATCGCGCAAAAAGGATTGACGGACGAGGCCCTGGCCAAGATGCTCAAGAAGCGCATCCTGCAAGCCGGGCTGTCCAAGAGCGCCACGTGGCATGATTTCAGGCGCACCTTTGCCTCGAACCTGTTCGACAATGGCGCGGATATTGTGACTATCCAGAACATGATGGGGCATGCCTCGCCGGCCACGACGAGTGGCTACGACCGGCGGGATGGCCGGGCCAAAGAGCGCGCAATCGAAAAATTGATGGAGGTGGAGTGACGCAGTGAATATCATCCGCGTCTTTCCGCGTCGAACCGCCTATACGCCGGATGACCCGCTCTCATTCGTCGGCGATCCTCCCCTGTTTCGTCCACATGCCGACGAAGTCCACGTTTCGGTGACATTTACGTGGGATATGGTAGAGGGCGAGCGGTTGTGGCAGGCGTGGGCGCTGTACTATCCCATCGTGAAAATAGGCGGGCCGGCATTCGGGGAAATATCTGCCGGCTTTGTTCCGGGCCGATATGTCAAGCGTGGCGTGACATTCACCACGCGCGGATGCGACAATCATTGCCCGTGGTGCATGGTGCCGGAACGCGAAGGCAGCCTGGTCGAGATCGAGGACTTTGCGCCTGGCTACATCGTCCAGGATAACAACCTGCTGCAGGCTAGCCGCCGCCACATCTCCCGCGTTTTCGATATGCTCAAAGCGCAGCGCCATGCCGCAGTATTTGCCGGGGGGTTGCAGGCGAGCCTGGTGGATGACTGGTTTACCGAGCAGTTGCATGGCATTCGGGTTCACAGCGTTTTCCTGGCAGCGGATACGGTGGGCGCGCTGCGACCGCTGGAAAAGGCATTGAATCGCCTGTCATTTTTGGGCCGGCGCAAATTGAGAGCCTATTCCATGATCGGCCTGAACGAAACCGCCCAACAGGCCGTGGAACGGTTACAGGCGATCTGGGACTTGGGTGGGTTGCCATTCGCCCAGCTCTATCAGCCGCCTGATAGATTCATCCAATACGGTGCAGAATGGCGTGCTATCGCCCGTGAGTGGTCGCGGCCTGCGGCTATGTTTACGCAGCAGGCACAGATGGAGAAAAAGCAATGACAAACAAGCCACAAGACGCTCAGCAACTTACCGAGGTCGCCACACTTGCACCTGCGCAAGTGCAAATAGACAGGATCGTGCCCAACCCCTACCAGCCCCGCATGACGTTCGACGAGGCCCGGCTGCACGAGTTGGCCGGCTCGATCCGCCAGCACGGCATCGTGCAGCCGCTCGTCCTGTCCACGAATGGCGGCAAATACATCCTCGTCGCCGGCGAGCGGCGCTGGCGAGCCGCCAAACTGGCCGGCCTGAAAACCGTCCCCGCCTACATCCGCGACCACGACGACGCGCAAACCCTGGCCATCCTGGCGCTCGTCGAAAATTCGGATCGGGAAGACCTGAACCCCATCGAAGAGGCTCAGGCCTACCGGCGGCTTCGGAACGAGTTCGGCCTGAGCGTGGGCGACATCGCCCAGATGAGGAATTGCCATCCCAAGACCATTGAAAGCCGGCTGATCTGGCTGCAGCTCGAGCCGGAGATTCAAGCGCTCGTCGCTCGGGGCGAGTTGCCGTGCGATGCTCGCGTGGCCGATGCGCTGCTCTCCATTCCTGATCAGGTCGCCCGGGCCAGGCTGGCCGCCCGGATGGCCCGCAAGGGCGTCAAAATCAAGTCTATCTTGGTCGCCTGTGAAAAGCTCGCGGAGCAACTGAACACGCGGGCGTCCGGCAATCGAGACCCTGCCTTGCGCCTGGCTCGCAAGCGCGCCCAACGTGCACTCCCGCCCGACGATACCGCCCTCTCGTGGGATTCCATCCGGTCGGCGGCGAGCGAATCGTGCCAGGTATGTGAGATCAAGGCGACGGTCTTGCGCAATCGCGTTGCCGAGCCAGCCTGGACTCTTGTCGCGCACGCCTCGAGCGACACGTGTCGAGAGTGTAACGTGCGCGACGTGGTGAGCGCATGTGACGGATGCCCGCAGGTCGAATTCCTGCGCCGGATCGTTGAATCGGTCGAGAAGGAGGCCGCTCGTGGCGCTTGCCGTTCTGCGTAATCTGGATCTCCTGGTCGAGTCTGCCGCGGTGCAGGGCCAGCTCGCCGGCGGCGAGCCCCCGGCTTGGGTGGCGGCTCATTCGAGCCTGGGCCGCCGGGCGGTTGCGGTCCTCAATGGTCGGATCAAGCAACATGGAAAATCGCCGACCTGGTCGCCGGATGAGGACAAGTTCCTGAAAAGCAACCTTGGCATTCTTTCGGAAGAGATAATCGCTCGTCGCCTGGGCCGGACGCCCGTCGCCGTCCACCTGCGCTGGAGCCGCAACTTGAAACTGCCGCCGCCCAGCAAGGTCCCAGGAGTGATCACGGGCAACCAGATCGCCGATACACTGGGCCTGGACGTGCACTCGGTCATGAAGCTGATCGACCGGGGCATTTTGCCGGGCCGCCGGATGCCGGGCCGGCGCGTCATCCGCCTGGTCAATCGGACGACCTTTGCACGTTGGGCCGTCAACCCCACGAACTGGATTTACTTCAAGTCCCAGCGCGTGCGAGATGAGCACCTGCGGAAATTGATCGAGCTGCGCCGGGGGCGATGGGACGACGAATGGTGGACGACGGGCAAAGTTGGCCGCTATCACCACAGCGTGAATAGCCGGCTGGTCAACCGAGACATTCTCCAGGGCAAACTGCCGGCCGTCAAGTGGGGCAACTGGCACGTGCTGCGCTCGGACGCTATCCGGCTGCGCTACTTCACTGGAAAGGGCCACGGGCATGAGCGAGATTGGAGCGAGCGCGCCGACGTGTTCCTGATCCTGGCCCATGCGGTCGGATTCTCGACCAACGCCATCGCGGCGATGTGTGGATGGAAGACCGGCGCCGTCTCCTACCGGCTGGCCGCGTTGCGGCGAGAAAAGCGCATCTCGCCGCTCATTCGGAAGCACGGCCTGAAGGTAGAGGTTAATGCGCGCACGGGCGAGCTATTCGCCGACTGGAAGTGCTACCGAAGCCGATTCCCCCGACTTGCGCGGGCAATGGATCATCTGAAGCGCGGCGATTCGATGAACAAGCAGGCAGTGCTTTATGCGCGCAGTATTCTGCTCAAGCGGGCCAGGTGGAATGGCGACGATAACCTGGTCCACGCACTGGTCGGGGGCCAGTTGAGCGAACGCCGATTGAGAAAAGCGTATGACTCCATGAAGAAAAATCAACTATAAGGAGAAACATGCCTAAACATTCACCGATGCCTGTATCTGCGCCGGCACAGGTAGATTGGCAAGCTTCCATCGAAAACGCACGCCAGGGCTTGGCCCTGCTCGACGAGGCCCGTGCCACACTCAATGCCTTGGGCGATGCCGCGACCGCCGAGATCGCCCGCTACCTGCGGATGGACAGCGGCGTCGAGCTGGACCTGGACGCGATCCGCGCCACGCTCACCCGCCCCTATACCCTGCTGCCGATCAACGAGCACGAGGCGTGGCTCATTCATTGGCGCGGCGTCAAGCTGCCCATCTTCGGCTGGGTCGTCGCACAGGAGCCGGCGTTCGTCAAAGCGCGCGTCACGCGCTCGATGGATTTACTGACCCCCCTGCCCGCCTGGATGAAAGACGAGCTGGGCTGGCGGCCGCCCGAGCACCAAGCCCAAATTGACGGCACCCGCACGTCGCTGCGCCTCACGGCCGGCGACGAGGCCACATTCAAGCGCCGCTACGGCGCGCACCTGGGCGCCCGGCAATCCGACGGCTCCTACCGCGTCAAGGGCGGCGATGCATGGATCAAGCTCGTCGCGTCGTTGATCCGCGACGGCATCCTGCCCTACACCCCTCAGCCGGTCGCGCCCGAGCATTGGGACGAGCGCGCCGAGTCGCCGATCGCGCTGCGGGACTACCAGCGCCCGGCCGTCGAGGCCTTCCGCGAAAAGGGCGCGATCCTTGTGAATTTCCCGCCCGGCGCCGGCAAGACTTATATCGCGCTCCACATCCTGAATCATTTCCGTGGAAAAGTGCTGCTCCTGGCCGACACCGTCATCCTGACCGAGCAGTGGCGCGACCGCATCCAGCGCTTCGCCCCGGGCGCCGACGTGACGATCTCGACCTACCAGGGAGCGGGAAAGTACCTGGAGCGCGAGTGGGATCTCCTGATCCCCGACGAGGCCCAGCGGCTGCCCGCTAACACCTTCAGTAAGCTGGCCTTCGTCAGAACAAAGTACCGCCTCGGGCTAACCGGCACGCCCTGGCGCGAGGACGACCGCCAGTTCCTGATCACCGCCCTGGCCGGCTTCCCGGTATCCATCCGGTGGGCTGAGCTGATCGCCTCCGGGGTGCTGCGCCGGCCGCGTCTCTTCGTCGCGACGGTGGCCAACGAGGCAGCCAAGGGCGCCTACGTCAAGAGCCTGCTCGCCCGGCGGCGCGGTCGCGCGCTCGTGTTCTGCGACTGGATCGAGCAGGGCCAGGCGCTGGCGAATGCGCTGGACGTGCCTTTCATCCACGGCGAGACGCCCCGCAAGCTCCAGCAGTTGGAGGCGGCGGACGTGTGCGTGGTGTCGCGGATCGGCGACCGGGGGCTCGATCTGCCCGATCTGAGGCTGGTCGTTGAGGTCGCCGGCGCCGGCACGGCACGCGAGCAGTTCGCCCAGCGCGTCGGGCGATTGTTGCACGGCCAGTTCAATGGCGAGTTTTATACCGTGTTCACGCCGGACGAGGCCGAACGCTATCGCCCGCGCGTATTCGGGGTCGAGGCCGAGATGGCCGGCGAGGTGGACATCGAGTTCATCACGGTGGGGAAGGTCCAGGAGCGGCAGCGCGCCACGCCGATCCACACTCGACGTGCATCTCGCGTGCCTACTCTCTTACGAGCTGGGGGGCAGGCTGTACAAGCGCTGGCGCACGAAAAGCTGTTGGTGTTCGACAAGGCCGACGACGTCGGCGAATTCCTGGCGCTGCCGCCGGTGGCCAAGCTCTTGTCTGAATCTCAGGTCGAGCGGCCGGGCTATCTGCCGATCGTCCTGCGGGCCTGCTGGCGGGCCCGCCTCACCGCTGACAAGATCGCCCGGGCCATCGGAGCCACGTCGAAAAAGTCGTGCTCGCGGATCGCCGCCTGCGCCAATTGGCTGGCGCGCGAAAAGCTGCTGGTGTTCGACAAGGCCGATCGGACCTACATGGTCAACCACGACACGGTCAACGAGTTGCGGGCGCTGAGCGAGCTGGGGCGCGGGCTGAGGTAATGCTTGCGCCGGTGCGAGCATTTCTGCGGAAATACTTCTGAAATGTGTGAAGATTCAGAGTCAGGAATTATTGACATCGAATCGCAATAGTGCTACAATTACCCAAGCCGTAAGCGCGGCCCATGACAAGGTGTCGCCGGCACAGCCTGGTAAGCTTACCGGCGCGGCTCGCGCCCCGAGCCGATTATCGCAACGTCGCGTTGGTGGCTATCCCTGCCGAGGCCACGGCGGGGATTTTGCTTCTATAATAATTGTAGGGCATGACCTCCACTTCCCCGAACATAAGCCGCCAA